TCCTCAGTAACTGAGAAGCCCATAGCAATGGTTTCGTGGTTGTAACGAGCCGTCCACGCTTCCTGTGCCGCATCGTATTCGATGGCGCTACCTTCGTCCTTAACAGGGGCAGCGGAGAATCCTGACAGCTTCGTTTCTTCTTCAAACGAGCGATCTGAACTCTCAGACTCGAAAACTTCGGCGTGTTCTTCACCGTACTTAGCATACTCCAGCCCGAACAGCGCATTGAGGCCGGGAAGGAGTTCTTTAAGTAGCTGGGCGCGAGAAATTGCCATTGTACTCTACTCCTTATATGCCAGTGGTGTTGTCAAACATGTGGCCTGCGTTCCATTTAACGTAAGCCTCAGTAAAACCACCAGATGAATTCTTCGTCTCCTCAACCAGCGCAACAATGCGGAATGGCAAGGTGTTCGTAGTCGCAGAAGTATCAGAGACCGCGCACTTGGAATTACCGGTAACCGTGCTGCCAGTGTTATCCACTCCAGCAACATTAGCTCCGATGTCCGTTATTGCGAAATCACCAATCGTCGTGCCAGAAGACACAACTGCAACCTTAAACAGAAGATCCGTAGCATCCGCAACGTAGGCCACAATATCTGAGGCTACAGTGCTTGCAGGATAATACTGCTTAAAGGTTTTCTGTGACGTACTTGGGTCCGTAAACGCGCACCCAAGAAAAACCCCAATAGGGGTCATGGCAGCGTCAAACGTATCACGTTCAACCGTGCCCCCGGTAACTAGTTGTACAGCGTCCCCATTGAAGATGTTAGTACCGTAGTTACTGGCAATAGAGTATTGCCGTGTAACACCTGCAAAAGGGGTGCCGCTCAACAGTTTTACCGGAACAAGCCCATAAGGCCCATCAATTGTCGGGTAAGCCATAGCTCATCCTCCTAAAGATTTATGTTCCACTACCGAAAGTGACCTTCGATTGCCTATCACTAAATAAGGGCATACGAGGATCGTTCTCTCTCATGAGGTTGTTATCGACAGATTCGATCTGGGCACGAGTCTGATCTGCATAGTACTGCGTGCGTTCTTCGACCAATTCTGCTGGAGCCTTGCAAAGCATGAGCCCACCGATGACTACATTGTCCTTAAAGCGTTCATGCTCTACGGCAACGATAGTTATCTCAGGGTGGTCTGAGGCTTTTACTGGCTCCCAACCTTCACGGAGTTTTGAGGACACATTAGTGGCATCAATCTGACCTTGAGTACTTACGCGAACCCAATGAAATGCATACCCCGGCTCGGGATGAGGTGACGGAAGCACCTCGGGGCGCGACCAAGCCTTTTTACGGGACGTTTTTTCACGGGTAGAAGTTTCTCGATTAAGCCGATTTTCAGCCATTCTGTTTCCCCATATCAATTGCAACCTGTTTGGCGTACTGTTCAGGGGTTAAACCCAACCTTTTAGCAAGTGTCAACTGTGTCTGCGTTAACCTAATTCGTTTAGGAGTAGTGCTCCGCGTAGCGGGGGCAACCACATTTGACCGCTTTTTCGGTTTTCGTACCTCTTCATCCCCCTCAAAATTTTCAGGGAATGTACTTCGCATCCGAGCATCGAGACGCTCGTAGTATTCATCGGAGACGGGATTTACTCCGTCTTCATTAACGAGCTTTGTATGCACCGCCATCGCAAAGCCCGTCATTTCAGTATCTTTGTTGAACCAAGGATTGCGTTCTTGCCAAGCAACCAATCTAGGGTCAACGTTCGGTGGCGGGGTAGTTGTTTCGCTTTGTACCGGAGTTTCTTCTTCCTGTAAAGCCGGTACTTTGAAGTTAGTCAGCTTGTCAGCTTTAATCTTCGCCGTAGTTAGCGTGTCTTGAGCAGCGACAACGGCATCTGAGTCTCCCCCCTCGTAGGCGTCTTTATATGCCTGCTTCGCGGAATCAAGCTCAAACTCAGCCGTTTTACGTGCTTGCTCAAGGAGGGCTGTCTGGTTTTTGTTGACGTTACCCTTTAACTCCTTATTTTCATCTAGGAGTTGTTGAGTCATCCGTTCCAGTTCTTCACGTTCTCGCAATGCCGTTTCTTTGGCACGACGCTCGTCGTGGTAGCCCTTGCTGAAATGCTGGATACGGCGGCGGACTTTCTCTGAATATTCCTGAAGTTCGTCCTCCGTTACCTCTGCAGGAGGCTCAGAAGGAGTTCGACCACGGTCCGCTTCGGGGGTGTCGTCAACGACTTCTAGTTCATAGTCTTCGCTGCTGTCAGCCTCAGACTCGACCTTGGTTTCCTGCCCCATAACCGTGGCGCTGGAGGGTTCAATTTCAATCTCAACCTCATCTTTGTCGGACTCCGACTCGTGAGGGAACTCAAACTCAACTTTTTGAAAAGCCATATCGCCTCCTAGACCGTCATAATCCCACGAGGATCAGGGATAACCGCTTCAATAGAATCATCGTTCATAAGGCGGTATTCCTTCCCGTTTACTTTGAATCGGGTCCCGGTGTTCATGCGAAACATGACGTAATCGCCCCGTTTACACCAAGGTCCGTTAGGATAACGATCAGGGTCCTTATAGGCGTCTTCGCCCATATCTAGGACGATACCTAGGATTGAGAGGATAAACTCTTTGTTCTTCTCCCCTTCTGTCTTCAGGATCTCACTACCTTCGTAACGCTCTTCAATATCAGGGAGCGCCACTAAAACCCGGTAGCCCACAGGAACAGGTAGCTGGGCTTCCCACTCCTCTTCAGTCAAAGAAGCGACGTTAGCCTCACTCATCATTATCACCGTAATTGCGCGAGAGGTCTTCTACAATAGCCTTGCTGGACTGCAGACCCCGAAGCAGCCCAACAACTTCCCGATAGTTCGCAAAATCCTTCGCGGAACCAGCGGTTAAAAATTCAGTGGATGATGAGATCTGATCGTCTATCCGATCCGTAAGCACCTCAAAGAGGGTTTTCGCCACTAGGTATCCTTAGTATTCCTAGGCTTCGCCATAGATGAAGCCATCTTCGCTAACTCCAGATCCAGTTTTGTCCGGTCCCGGCGTCGGTCTGCTGCAAACTTAACGCCTTCCTTTTCGGCGTCCATTTCAAGTTCTTTACGCTCCAGAGCCAGCTTTTCAGACTCAACTACGCTGTCAACCATGTCCTTCTGTGCCTTGCGCTGCAGTTCCTGCTGCTTAACAGTGGCATCAAGTTGATCCTTAGCGGTCTTACGCTGTACCTCTTGCGCCTTAATCTGAAGCTCCTGTTGTTGTAATTGTAACACAGGATCTTGCGCCTGCTGCTGGGCTTTCTGCTGCGCTGCTTCCTTCTGGTGAGTCTGGGTTAACTGTGTACCCGCCTTAGCCAGTAGCTGCGACAGTTCTACTTCAATATTCTCCGGTAGCTCCTCATTAGGCGGCGGTAACGCAACGCCCAATTTCTCTTCCATCTGCTTCCGGTACTTGAAGCCCAAGTGCTCAGCGATATGCGCTTGCAACGAAGCCATGATCTTTTGCGCCTGAGGATTCTGCCCAACAAGCTGAGCAACCATTGGATCTTGCATGAAAGATGTATGTGTAGTGATGTGAGCGTCGTGGTCCTGATTGAGAAATGCCTTGAGAGGCTTACCAACCAGAGCGTCCATGTTCTCACTAACTGGATCAGCCGGTTTAGCATCATCACGAGTCGGTACCAATTTGTCTGCGTTTTTAACCCCCAGCACCTCAATCATCTGGCGGTGCAACTGGGGCAGGTCATATATCTGCGGAGCAGACTGAGACATCTGTAGCACAGCCTGATACTGCACCACCCGCTGCGCCATAGTAGAACTATTCGGGTCACTGACAGGCAGCACATCGACCATCGCGTAGTCGTCCTGCTTTGCGCTTATCTCCCCTCGGAGGGGCTCGTACCCGTACTCAACAGGGGCGTACTCCGCAAGAATCGATTTCAGGAGCTTGAACTCCTGTTTCATAGCGTAGTGCACACGAGCCTGTACAGCCGCCATAGGCTTGAGCGTGCGTTCCAACAAGGCCAACGTCGTACCTACCGGCGCGTTAGCAGACATGTCAGAAATATTCATGTCACTGATGGCCCCGAGTCTACGGCCTTCCTGCGTTATCTGATTCAGTAACGCGACCAGTGTCTGACTCGGTTCCTTATAAGGAAGGGGCATGATGTTGTCGCGGATCGATCCGGACGGCACATCAACGTCTTTCCACTCCCCCGGCTCAATCGGGGTGTCATCACCCTTTATACGCAACCCACGGGATTTCAGACCCCCCGGAAGGTTAGACAGGGTGCCTGCGTCCACCAATTGCCGCAGGAGCGATGTTCCCGCTCGGGCGTACCCCCCTATGATATGTATCAGCCCCAGCCCATAAAAGCCGAAACCCGGTACATATACATAGTGGACAAAGTGCTGCCGCTTCAGGGTCAGTGGGTCTGTCTCGTCCCAGTTCCTGCGTACCGCTAAAACTTCATTACTACCCTGCTCAATAGTAACAACGTAAGGCTTAGCAATATCATCGTCGTCATCAACACCATCGATAATAAGATCCGCATGGACCTCATATAGGGTGTACCGCCCGTCATCATTGAGGGTAAACCCACCTTCTTCGGCTTTTTTCTCTTCGATGTCGGTGTGGTACGGCTGGGGGTCACCCAATTCAACATCCGCGTAGAACCCGGACGCCTGAAGTTTCCGTACCTCGTTCTTTGTCTTACGCATGATGTGCGTAACACGTTCAGCCGTCTCAATATGGCTCGCACCGTAAGGGACAATGACATCCTCGGCAGGTATATAGATAGCGGCCTGTCGGCCAAGATTCGGGTCAAAATAAACTTTTTTGAAGGCACTACCAGCCAGCCCAAGGCTGTACAACAGCCGCTCGTGTTCCGGACGGTACTCAACCATGTGCTCAGTAAGCTCATAGTTCATGTCCGCCTTCACCCGCTCCGAGGCTTCCAGCTTGGCTTTGGTCTCTTGCCCTAGAATTTTAACCTTAACGGGGCCAGCCGCCGGAAAAGTCTCCGACATAGTTTCGGCTTGGAACCGGATAGCCGCTTCCGCCAGCACTGTGGAATAAACACCACACGCACCTTCCCAAGGCTCTGTACGCTCCTCGTACTTGAACCCCAGTACCTCCAGCCCTTTAACAAAGGTATCCGCCCACTCTTTGCGGCTATCAATGTCGGTCTTAACATGCCCAGTCACATCCTGTGCGAGGGCACGCAACTGAGACTCATCAAGGGCCTCTGCAAGATTGGCGTCGAACTCCATGAAGTCCGCTTCTTCTGCGTCAGGAACAATGGTTATCTCCATGCTCCCGTCGCTCAACATGACCGCTTCCGGGTCTACTATCTCAATTTCAAGATCTGTAGCTTCTTCAGCAATGCCGAGTCCGGTAGGAGCGGCGTACAGTCCTTTCTCAATAGCCATAACGTGCCTCTAAATTAATCTTGTACGCCCACCTTTACGGAAATTCCTAGGCAACTCTATAGACAAAGGTTTTTCACCTGTACCTGTTAGTTGTTGCCACCAAGGTCTAGTGTCTTCACGAAAATACTTCCCACGCGCCATGTCAGGAAGGTGTTCCTGAAAGTACATACCCGAATTGTACGGATTTGAACTACTCAACTTAGGATTCTTAAGTAGCACACGCCGCAGGGGCTCTTCCTCTAAAAGGGAATTTGCATACTCAACAAGCTCTTCTTCCGTCGCATCCGTCGTGGCCCTACGGATAGCCATATACCTCTCGTAATCTTCTGAGTCGCCTTCTATTAGCTCCGTGAACCGCATCTGAGCCTTCAAGGGGGCAATTAGAGACTCTGCGAGACCCCGCACATTCTTTACCAAATCCTGTTTATTCTGGGATGCTAACAAGTCTTGAACCCGGTTAACGGCCTCACGATCACCTCTATTAGCTTTGGGACCCGCATCTGAGCCTTCAAGGTGCCGATACTCATGCGCCCAAATACGCGGGTTAGCATTCACCGCCTCTATCACATTTACGGTATTAGGCTCAAACACCATCTCATACTCCACCCCATCCTTTATAAGAGGAGGAAGAGCGACTGGTTCAGAGTGGGGGTTGGCTGCTCCCCCTATGTTAATACCGTACTCATCAGCAATACCGGGGCCGTAAGTTCTTAACCTAGCGCGAGAAGGATCAATCGTAGAACCTTTAGGCATATAAGGCGCTATACTCGTCTGAAACTCTGCGTCACCAAGCTGCAGAGAAGCCAAAAAACCCTTCTGCTGGTCTTCAGACATCTTATTCGCTGCTTTAGTAAGCACCCCCCTAACTTCGGGAGACCCCTTAGCGATAAGGGCTTCTAACTCTGGTATAAGCGCCATTAATAGTAACTACCACGTCGTTGTTTGAAGTAGCGAAGTTCGTCGGGCTCGTCTGTGGGTAAGCGTATAAAACCGCCTTGACGGAAGCGCATAAGCGCCATGACTGTGGAGTCAACCAAGTCATCATGACTCATAAAAGGAAATCCAGCAATCTCCTCAATTACCTCCTCTGCCCACCGGGTGGGAGGTGCCCACACAAGTCCTGACGCAACAATATCCGCTACCGAATTTAACCGCGCCAACTTATCCCCAGTGCCCCGATGCGGAGTGTACTCAGAGACGGGCAGGCCCATCCTCCGCATCTCCTGATACAGCGCCGTCCCGGCAGATTTTTTCTCCACTATGAACGCATCCGGCTCCCACTCAGCGTACTCCTCCATCGCGAGGTTCTTCAGTTCAGGGAACTCCATCCGCTTCTTGATGCTGTTCAACAGGATAATATTGTAGGCATCTTCGTTTTCGTTGAAGAACACACCCCATGTAGTCAGTGCCGTGTAGTCAGCACGGTTGTGGGTCTCTGCCGCTGCGTCCAACGACATAATAATGTACTCACAGGAGGGCGGATCGTCCGGTTCCCATGAGCCCCACCACTCCCGCTTAACAATAGAGGCTTCTTCTGCCGTAGGCTGCTGCTGGTACTGGGCATTCCACTGGAATGTCGGCATAGACGCCTTGGTACGGAGTAGCGCGTCCAAATCGAAGAACTCAGGCCAGAGCGGCTTCTCAACCAACTCCTCGTCCTCCTGCACCTCCAATATCGCCGGAAACTCCACTACCTCATACTGATCGGCGCGAGGTTGCTGAACCATATCCTTGGTCACCCGTCCGGTCAGGTCGTCCATATGCCAGCGGGTCTGAATAATCGCTACACGGCCCTGAGGCATGAGACGGGTACGGGCACCGAAGGTGAACCACTCGTAGGCTTTCTCAAACACCCCGAAATTGCCGTTAATAACGTCCTGCTCAGAGTGGGGGTCGTCCACCAGCAACAAATCCGCACCACGACCAGCCAGAGCAGAGCCGATACCACAGGCGTAGTACTCGCCACCTACATTAGTATTCCACCTACCCGCAGATTTGCTGTCCTGCGCGAGCGCAACCGTAGGAAATATCTCCTTATACTCCTCAGACGCGATCATATTCCGAACTTTACGGCCAAAATCCACAGCAAGGTCCGTGGTGTGGGACACCATCATGACTTTCTTACCCGGATTACGCCCCAGAAACCACGCAGGGAACATAATCGAGACAAGTTGCGATTTTCCGTGGCGTGGCGGGATATTTACGCAGATACGGTCCTTATCCCCGCGCTCAATCGACATCAAAAGGTCGGCTAGGATCTTATGGTGCTTGCCCACGATGTAATCGGGCTGCATACGCTTGCAAAACTCAACCAAATCCGTGTATGCGGCGGTATTGGCACGACGACTCTCAAGCTCATCCACCATTTGGTAGATTTCAGCCACTTCAGTGTCGTTAAAAGCGTCAATATTATCTAAAAGCTGCGATAAATCTTCGTCCGAAAAACTTGCAGCGGGATCACTCATCCGTACCGCCTATACCTTTAGAGGTATTAGCCGTCAGGCCCAATTCTTCGTCCACATCGACCACTTCACCGTCGATTATGGCCGCAGGGGCGATCTCAAGTGGCGGGTTTATCACTCTTGCCAGCTTAGCCCGAAGCCTTTCCCGCAATTCGTCCGTTGTCTGGTGGGTAATAGTCACTTCAGACTTCTCTGCGAACAGTCCTACGTCCGAAATCTTGCCTAAAAGCTCCAATGCACGAATCCGCACCCTCGGATCGGGGTTCTCGGTCTCTTCCAAGAGCTTGTTAGTGACTAAATGCCGTACCTGAACCGCATTTTCGACCACGGAATGGCCGAACTCGTTCAGTATGTTCTTAGTTGATTCCAAAGAGGCGGGAGGTACCGCAGTTGCTGCCCTTGACCTGACCGCTTTTGTAGCCGTTTCGGGATTTTCGGCATACACCAGCGCAAGTTTGGCCGCGAACTCCTCATCTTCCTTGGTCGCAGTGAGGTCCAACCCATGCTCTTCCAGCATCTGGGCCGTGTTACATGCCGCTTCCGCCCACTTTCGCAGGTCGGTATAGGGCACATCGTCGCTATAAGGGACCCCTATCTCGGGTTGCAGTACCAGAGCCATATCAGATCACCCATTTGGGTGAGTATTTGTGAGCGTTTATATAGAAAAATTATTTTCTATACAAGGAGGTTGGGACTCCTACCGGGGGTACTTCCTATATAGAGGGGGTGGGGGCCCCAACTCAGAAAAATACGAATTGTTCGTGGAGATTAGTAATACATAGGAACGTGGAGTCCCATATGAGTTAGGGGTGTATAGGGGGCGGGTAGGGTCGGCGGTCTGGGAAATGCTAATGACAGTGTCATTAGGTAGATCCTGTCATGTTTATCTATTGTGTGTCACGTCTGACTATGCGATAGTTCGTCCTGTCTCGCAGCGACACCGTGAGACATCATTCACAACTAAAGAGTAGCAACATGAACGATTCAATCGAAGCGGCCCGTGAGGGCATCACTGATAACGTGCTTGGATTCATGAAAGGCGAGTCCGACACTGAAAAGGGCGAAGCCAAAAAGGCGGACGCCGTGGCGAAGATGGTAAAGGCAGGCGCTACGCCTGACATGCTGTGCGACCCCACACGTCCGCTAATCGAGTCATTTGGCATCGACCGTAAGCTAATTGACAATGAGGTACCGGAGCGGCTCGCCTTCTACGAAGGCATCCGTAACGCCATCATTGAATCATGGCCTGTCAAATTGGAACCCGTCAAAAAGGTGCTCCGCAGGGAACCCGGTACGAATGGCAAATGGGCATTCGTTATACCTGCGAAGGAACGCACTGCTAGTCAACAGGCGGCCTATGACGCGCATAACGGGCGGCCCGGAAGTTATATGCGGCGGTTACGCAATGCAGTGGACCGAGCGGTCAACCCCAAGACGAAGACCACGAAAGTAGCCGACCCAATCGAGAAACTCCGCAAGCGTTTGGAGGACGCGAAAAAATCCATCGAGGATCTGGCGGATGCCAATGTGCAGGAACGGATGCGCCCGGCACAGGATGCAATCGTAGCGGCACTGGCCGCACTGAAAGTCTAACCACCAACGGGGACCCGCAAGGGTCCCCATCATCTAGGAGAGAGAAACATGAATACTGAAGACTGGATCGTAATGGGTGTGCTCATCATTTTGTTTGGGGGCCTGATGGTCGCCAGACATTTCATCAACAACATACCGACCGACCGACCGCACTCTTTGCCAATGACGGCCCGACCAATGGCGACATACTCGGCTGATTCGCCACTGGCAAGGGACACGGAGGAGGAGCCCAGTGACTACCAACTCATTCCGCGCATGGAAGACATCGAGGAGATCGATAAACAGATGGCGACAACCAAACGGCGCATCTTCGCGCAGGACCGCCGGATCGCTGAACTGGAGGCTCGGCATGGGTGCATGGCGCAGAACTATGAAGACCTGATCGAGACATTCAAGGAACGCGAAGCGGCCATAGAATACCGCCTCGACGAATTGGAGCACCGAGTCTGACCCACCCAACGGACCCTTCGGGGTCCGTTGATACC